ATAAGTCTTTGATTTTTTCGTAATCTTCATGGCTGTCAAATGATAATCCCAATGTGTATTCCATTATTCTGCACCTTTCTTCCTTTTTATTTGTAGTTTATACGTTCTCATGGTGGCTTTGCCAATAGTCTCAGCTATTTCGCCACCGTACTTTGTAAATTTCTTCAGCTGTGTACCGTCCCATTTTTCCGGGATCTGTTTTATCTCTTCGTGAGCCGGTACATATGCTTTTGTATCGTGGAGTTCATCGGCTATCAATTCGTTCTCAAGCAATGGTTTTAAGCTGATGCTGTCGAACTGGGTTCGAGACAGTTTTAACTGTACGTCATAAATCTTATGCGGTAGCTCTCTTGCTCCGATTGTTTCCATCTCTCTGGTAATTTCGTACTCTAGTTTTCTGATCTCATTATCGAGGTCAGATTGAGCCTCTAAAAGATTACCTAATTGATCTACTTTTTCTTGAATATTATTCATGAATCACACTCTCTAATTTAGTTTCTTGATCACACTTTCTACACGTTGCGTTGTCCTGTTCAGGAAATGTTTCGACTAGTTCCCACGCCTGACTAGCCACATTAAATTGTGCATACGCATCAACTAAAACATCGTCAGAACCACAATTGAGACAAACCCATTTATATTTATTCATTGCTTATCTCCTGTTCATATTCTTTAGCGTTAAATGAAATTATTGGTGGATCGGTTGTTAATGTTTCCCATCCAGTATCTTTATCAAAACGACACTCATACACTGCTATATTTGGAAATTCATCTATGAAATTACCTTCATCATCAGTGTCATAAAAATATATGTTTACATCTAATACTCTGCCTTCAAAAGTTAAACCTAACCACATATCTGTTTCATCTTGATGATCTTGTTTCCACTCTTCATAAAGAGGTTTAATAGCTTGTTTAATATCAATCATGACTACACTCCTGTATGAATTCCATATCGTTGTGCCAATCGTTATTCACAGCTTTCTCTTTAGGCACTACAAAAACTTCAACCATAAGTTCGTCACTAAATTCATCAATCCAAGCATTTACTACAATGCCTTGTCCAGTAGCGTCATGGTAATATTTCCATTCATCAAAATTTAAATTTACTTTTTCCATTTGTTTTCCTTGTATTTAATTTCTTTGATCTCGAATCCACCGGCTAGGAAGTACTCAATTATTCCTACGGTAGCTCCGACCCTATAAGTTTTTTTGTCCGAAAATCTAAGCTGAACCGGTTCTTTATGTGATAAAATATTTTTCATATGGGCAGTCTCCAAATTGCCTGTTTTGTTTAGGCTCCGTAAGGCGACATCCTCACGGAGCTTTTTTTATCCAGTTATTTTTTTATTCCACCCCCTTTTTTAAATTAAATATTGCTTGCCTAACACTTTGAATTGAAAACTCTTGATTCAATAAATCCCTTAATATTTCAAGACAATCAGGTAAGGATTTATGGTCAAACTCTCCATACACGCTTTCTATATAATCTCCAACATCATTTGTTGATAGCGTTCCCATATCATCTATATATTCCATTTTTTTTCTCCTGTTTTGTTTTATAATTTCCTGGCGCTTTTAGGTATAATATAACACATGATGTGATATGTCAACCCCTGTTTTTTAATATCCTTTAGGCAGTTTTTAGACTTACCTAGGTCTGATTTATTAAATAACTTGTACTACAAATCCTGATGTATCTTTTCTAGCGTCTCCCTTAGCTTTTAGTCCGACTATTACGCCCTTGGGATCAAGAAAACGCATATCGTGAATATCGCCGTCTATCACTTCATAACCTAGATATTGACTGGGTAATTCCTCACTCTTTTTAGTACTAAATACAATTGCGACATTGCGACCGGCACGCAAGTTTTCTAATACTTGATCATGATTTGCTTCTGATCTCGAAAATGTCAGACTATAATTTTTTGGCAAATTAACACGTTTGTTAATTGGAAATTTTGTATAGTCATACCAAACCACATCGGGAAACATTGCGAACAATTCCGGATAAACTTTTTCCCAAGCAATATCGCTAGTACCATTCAAGCGGATTGCCGGAGTTGATCCTTCAGCTTTACATTTTGCTTCATGACTGGCAACTTCTTTGATTAATTGCTTCAAAAATCCTTCACGGTCGCTGTAGAAAAATCTAGTCCTGCGAATCCTTGCGTTTTGTATTGCGTTGGTATATTCGCCCGTCTTGATCATCCCGCCACGCCCCGCAGTATTTAGACATCCTGAGGAACAACCGGCGCTAGCGAATGGACAAACTTGCTTACCGCTCAAATCATAGGGCGCTAGGTACATGATAGCGGTGTTATATTCGCCCTTGCCAAATTCGTTCGAGTGCTGAATTTTGACGGAATTGCTACCTAATAAATTGTGCTTTTTGGGATCGAATTTATCAATTTCTTTTTGATTATTGTTTTGTAGTTCGATAAATTTAGTTGTAAAATTTGCTGTAGTCATTTTAATACTCACTTATTAATTTGATTAGGATTTGCGGAGTGTTAGCGCACTTCGTGAATCCGTTTTTTACCCTTGGTAGGGTAGGGGCGGGGATTGTTCCCCGACCCTATTATTTATTTAAGCAATACTTGGTATCCCATGAACATTTTGAGTTAAATAAACTTCATCCTCATACACGTTGAAATATGGATATTTACAATCTGTTTTCCAATCTGTATCGACTTCTTTTAATAGTTCTTTTGTTCTGTATTTCGTATAAATTGAATCATCAAATTTATAATTAAAACCATGGTATAAAATTTCTTCCAAAGTTTCGGCTTCTCTTACCAATTCTTTTGCTTGATTCCAACTATAATCATTCAATTGTTTAGAATTTTTTAAATAGCTGTTGGCTAAACTAACATAATTGTTTCTATTGAAAATCAACTTGTTTTTGATATCTGTCTTGGTCATTTTTGCTTGTCTCCTGTTTTGTTTATTTGCTCGACCTGAGAACATAGTAACACATGATGTGACATTGTGTCAATACTTTTCGCCAAATTGGTTGGAAATTCAACCATTTGACAGGTATAATCTAGCTACAAAAAAAAATTGCTCAAAAATTGCTCAATTTGGGTATTGACAAGATATTTTTAATGGCGGAAATAAAGCACAATTTAAACAGTAAACAAAAACATTTTTGTGATGTTTACCTAAACAATAATCGCAATGCCTCCGATGCATACCGTCAAGCTTTTGGGTCAGATAAAGCTGAATCCGTCATAAATGCGTCGGCATCTCGGTTGTTAAGAAATGTTAAGGTGCGTGATTACATTGTTAAGATTCAGCAACAAAACGCACAAATAACGCAAAGAAAACAAGATATCGACAGGGATTTTCTGATTACGGAATACCTCGACGTGTTGAGACTGTCGAAAGAGACGAAACAGCTCAGCACGGCACGCCAAACGCTCGACAGTTTGGCGCATCTTGCCGGACTGTGGACGGATCGCCGAGAAGTAACGACCAATATCAACGTAGACGCTACGCTCCGACAGCTAGAGACAGCCGACCTATTACAGGCACTAAAATCTAGTAACACAAACGCCATTGACGGAGAATTTTACGAAGTAAACGGCGACTAAATCGGTGTGCGCCTCGTGCGTGGGCGATGCGTGCGTGTCGTGCGTGTGTGCGTAGGGGTGTCACGAGAATTTTCGCCGATCGCAACCCGGCTGCCGCCCCCCGCCATCGAAGATGGTGTGTACAACTCCAAACCAATAATGTGCGTTTTTGCCATTCGTATGCTCGTTACCTTATAGCTACAGTGATCGTCACTGGTAGTCGTCATTATCGTCACTCCAGCTACAAATCCTGAAGTGATGACAGAGCTTTAAGCGATTGTGTCATCATGTAAGGATAGTGACGCTTAATCACTATCGTCACTATTCGTCATTTTCGTTCCTGTATTTTTCTTAAATACGGTGTTAGTGATATATACCCCCTTTAGGGGGGGTATATCACTACGCTTTTTTCTTTGTTACTTTCTTTTTTATAGGAACTTTTTCTCCATAGTGGTTGTTTTTTCGACAATGCTTTGTTATTTTAGGTGATAGGGGCGGAAATACGGGACTGCACCTCCTTCGACATCCGTCCCTTTAGTGTTCAGAGGATGTAATGGCAGCAAAAAAAGACTCAAGGTTAAAAAACGCAGGGGTGTCAGGGTATAACAAACCTAAAAGAACTCCTAAGCACCCTACGAAGTCTCATGTTGTCGTTGCGAAGGTCGGTGACAAGGTAAAGACAATTCGATTTGGGCAACAAGGCAAGACTGGTGACAAAACCATGACTCCCCGTGCTAAATCATTCAAGGCTCGGCACGCAAAGAATATTGCTAAGGGCAAAATGTCAGCTGCGTATTGGGCAAACAAGGTGAAATGGTAATGGCAACTAAAAAAAGACCGGGGCTGTATGCAAATATTCATGCCAAGAGAAAAAGAATCAAGGCAGGGAGTGGAGAAACGATGAGGAAGAAGGGACAGAAAGGTAGACCCACTGCAGCACAATTCCGGAGAGCAGCAAAAACTGCTAAAAGGAGATAACAATGCCTAAAGGAAAAGGTACTTACGGCTCTAAAAGGGGTCGCCCACCAAAGAAAAAGAAGACACCAAGACCTATGGGTGGAAGAAAATAGTGGTTGCATTAACCGATGCACACAAAGAAGAAGCTGTCAGGAGAATAGAGAAAGAATTTGCTAGAAGAAATTTTATCTCCCCTGACGGAGAACAACCCGACTTTCTTGACCATGTAAAAATTTTAGAAAGATCTCAATTACATTCAGGAAAAGCAGGGGGTGCTGCCCCATTCCAAAAATGGGAGTACATCAAGGAACTTGCAACAGCAATAACAGAGAATAGGTTAGTTACAGTTCTAAAAGCAAGACAGCTAGGATTCTCATGGACAAGTGCAGCTTATGCAGCATGGTTATTAACTTTCAGTCCCGGCACTAATGTGCTAATGATTTCAAAAGGTCAGACTGAAGCATTCAGCTTATTGGATAAAGTGAGGTTCATTTTGAAGAACCTGCCACAGGATTGGCAACACCCA